AACTCCACCATATTATTGCTTATATGATAGGCACGATAGAGCCTGGAGACGTTCAGTGGTAGTAGATGAGCCAGTAATCAACGGTGCACTGATGTATTTTTATATAAAAATTCCACAAAACTCGATAAACCAAAAGATAAACACACTAATGTTAAGCCCGTATCCATCTAACTCTGTAGATATTATTAGTATTGAATATACTCAAAATCCAAATCCAATTTTGTCTGATGGAGATTCATGGAAGCCAATCAACGAAAAGTCACTATACAACAACGATCCAAGTGCAGTTGGATACGTGGCGCCTGGAGGCTGGGTTAGAAGTACAGTTTCAGACGCTATCCTTTCTTCTGGTCCACTATATTTTAATTTTAATGTCGCACAAACTGACACAAAACCAGTAACTGCTCTAAGAATAGCAATGAGACAGAGAAATTATATTAAAGAAAATGGTAAATATATATATACTTATGGTCTATCAGATTTAGATGTTAGAGTAAATAAACACATGCCCACAGGAAAAGCGTTTATTAAATATATGGCTCCTGAAGATACTTTAATTTTTACTGTTGATTCTGTTACGCCAAAAATATACAATGTACCATTAAGCTTAATTGACAACATATTTACTTATAGGGTTATTTATCCAACTTCTTCAGGTGGATATAGTTTGTCGCCACAAGGTGGGTCTTCTAACGTTTGGATAGAGGTTTCTTTGTCCAAAACTGAAACAGGAGATGTGCCAATTATCAGTGATCTAATTGTAAATTATAGTTAATTCCATTACTATATAAATAACCAATTATTTTAATTAAGGAGTAGAAATGGCTACATTTTATGACGGACCAAGACCAGTTTTAAAGGGTAGAAATACCTCACAAATGGTTAACCCATATAAGGGTACAGCTGGAACGTATTCTTTTTATCCACTATTTAGCACTTCCCATGTATTAGATGGGGCTCCTGATAATCATCATGTACCAGGTACTGGATACCACCCAGGAAACGTGCTGTTGTCGCAGTTGTTTAATGGTACAAATCTGTATGTTCATCCATTGTCTGGAACATTCCCTAATGGTAAAGCTACATATGATGGAGCAAGATTTAAGCCACTTGAGTACAAGGGCCTTTCAACAGCAAAAGCATTTTCCACAGGCTACGGACACGCAGTAGATAGAGCTAGTGACTATGCTCTTTATAGCAATTATAAGTTTGATGGAGTAACATCAGCTAACGTATTTGCCAGCGGTTTTGGTCACGCTCAAAGAACTGATGCGCAAGGTGCAGCTGCCTCTTTTGGATTATTCATACCAGACGAGAAGCATGGTGTCCCAAGTGCTATAGTATTTACCAGTGGTTATGGTCAAGCTAACACAACTGGAGACTATGGTCGTGAAAAAATTAACGAATGGGTTGGCGTCCCATCAGCAAAAGCTCTATAAATATTACACCCAACCAATAAAGCTAGAAAAAGACGAAAGAATTTCTGGATCATATGGTTGGTTAGTTTTATTTCTTGGCGTTTTAGCGTATGACACATACGCTATTAAAACTAAAAAAATAGAAACATTAACTAGAGCTTTTTGGAGATCTACTGAAAATCCAGCCAAGAGTATAGTTCCAGTAGGTGTATGGTTACTTTTAACATTTCATCTTCTAGGAGAAAAAAAGTTAAGAAAAAAAATAACGGAGGAAATTTAATGACTAAACTTTATAAAGATGTTTTAGAAAGAGCACTTTGGACAGCGGTTCAAACATTTATAGCAGTTTGGACGGTTGGAGATATGCAGTCTGCAAAAGCTGCAAGTGTTGCTGCGATAGCTGCATCTCTTAGCGTAATAAAAGGCTTCGCTGCAACAAAAGTGGGAGATAAGGACTCAGCTGCTACTCTAAAATAGTTCATTAAGCATCCAGCAAACCGTTGTTTCTGATATAATATCTGAAAGCGGTAAAGATAGATCCCGCCAATTTTGGCGGGATTAGTCTTTTATGGCAAAGTTTTTTATAGGTTTTTCGAAAATTAGATAGGTGAATGTATGTCAGATCTTTTAGATAGAGTAATAAAAGAAAATACTCTACCTCTTGAGTTAGCAGAAGACTACTTAAAAATATATGTCGCAGACATAGAGTGGAAAACCCATATAAATAAGTTATGGAAGAACTTTAGTAATAAAAAAATAAGCGATGAAGAATGTAAGACATTAGTTAAAAAAGCAATAAGCTGTGCTGTTCTTCTTCCAAGTCTAGAAAATACTCAAATACCAGATCCACCTCAGTCTCTATTGTTTTGGTGTACTGCTTGGGCTCAGTTTAATGAAAGAGATTGGTTTGAGCTGTTTAAAGAAACAGTAGAAAAAGATATTTCTATTAAGAATAATAGAAAAAAAATAATAGAAGCTGGAATAATAGATCCAATAGACTACTCGCCTTTAACTAGGCAGGCCTATAACTGGCTTTACGATAAAGCCGAATCCAGTGGAGCTATCAATGAATCTAATAAAGATATTGTTATAAAGAAGCTTAAAAATATTGTTACAATCTATGGCGGAACAGTGATATCTAGCATTTTTGTTAGTCATCCACAAAATATAGAAAAAGTTACAAATTGGAGAAGTGCATACTTCTTTGAGAAAGAAATACACAAAGTATATTCTATGGAAAAAATCCTGAAAATAAAAAACATGGAATTTACAAAAACTAATCCAAACTATATTAAAAAATATAACAAACTAACAAATACAAATAAGTAAAAATAAGGAGAAAATTGTAATGTCAGAAGAAATCGAAAACGGAAATCCAGATCTAGTTCCTATATCAAATAAATCATCAATGTTTATGTTTAGGTTAACAGATGATTTTGTTGATTCATATAGAAGTAAAGTGCCACCATTTGGCTATAGGGACGCTGGAGGAAACTCTGTTGGCGAAATAACATTTCTTCGTACATATTCTCGTCTAAAAGAAGATGGGAAAAAAGAAACATGGGTAGATGTATGTGAGCGTGTAATTAATGGAATGTACTCATTGCAAAAGGAACACTGCAAAAAGAATAGACTTCCATGGAATGATGCAAAGGCCCAAGCTTCGGCTAAGGAAGGATTTGATCGCCTATTCAACCTAAAATGGACACCACCAGGAAGAGGCTTATGGGCCATGGGTACAAATATAGTTAATATACAAAAAAACTCAGCTGCCCTACAAAACTGTGCATTCGTATCAACATCTGAGATGACAAAGCTGAACCCTTCTAAGCCATTTGCGTTCCTAATGGAAGCATCAATGCTTGGCGTTGGAGTTGGATTTGATGATAAGGGAGCGGATAAAGATTTTAATATCTATGAACCAGTAGGAGAGCCAGTAACTTATGCAATCCCAGACACTAGAGAAGGATGGGTTGAGTCTTTAACTTTGGTTCTTAATTCTTACCTAAAAGAAAATCAACCTAAATACTCTTTTGACTACTCACAAATAAGACCATCTGGAACTCCAATCAAAACATTCGGAGGTGTAGCTGCTGGTCATGAACCACTACTTAAGCTTCATAATCATATTGAAAAGATGTTTTCTGGTAGAGCTGGATCAAAGCTTACAAGAGTTGATATAGCAGACATTGGAAACTTAATTGGAGTTTGTGTTGTTTCTGGAAACGTAAGAAGATCTGCTGAGCTTTTAATAGGTAGATTAAATGATGAAAAGTTCTTAAACTTAAAAAATAAAGATGAATTTCCAGAAAGAAATTCCTATGATCCAAACAATCCAGGATGGGGATGGATGTCAAACAACTCTGTTGAAACAGAAGTTGGTGCTGACTTAACCCCAATAATAGAAGGTATATCTCTTAATGGAGAACCAGGAGTTATTTGGATGGATGTTTCTAGAAAGTATGGAAGACTTATTGATCCTCCAAATAACAAAGACCATAGAGTTGCTGGCTATAACCCATGCGCAGAGCAATCGCTTGAATCATATGAGTGCTGTACACTTGTGGAGACTTATCTTGGCAGACATGAAAACCTAGAAGATTATAAGCGTACCCTTAAGTTTGCTTACCTATATGCAAAAACTGTAACTCTTCTTCCAACACATTGGGAAGAGACAAATGCAATCATGCAACGAAACCGCAGAATTGGAACATCAATGTCTGGTGTTGCAGACTTTGCGGATAGACTTGGTATGCCAGTTCTAAAGGAATGGATGAACCAAGGATACAAAACAATTCAAAGATACGATAACGTATACTCTGAATGGCTTGGTATTCGTGAGTCAATAAAGATGACAACCGTTAAGCCGTCTGGGACAGTTTCTATTTTGGCTGGAGAATCACCAGGAGTTCACTGGACGCCTGGTGGCAAATTCTTTAATAGAACAATTAGATTCTCTAATGAAGATCCAATGTTACCACTTTTTAGAATGGCAAACTATGTAGTTGAGCCGGCATCTGAGTCGCCAGATACAACTTCTGTGGTTTATTTCCCTATAAAATCTCAAGCAGTTAGGTCAGAAAAGGACGTAACAATTTTTGAGAAAATGGCTTTAGCCACTACTGCACAAAGATACTGGTCGGACAATTCTGTTTCTGTTACCATTTCCTTTAACAAGGAAACAGAAGCCCAACACGTAGGTACCGTACTGCATATGCATGATGGTCAGTTAAAGTCTGTATCTTTCT